CTCCTTCCTATATAAAAAAAATAACGCCACGGCGTTATATCAAACTGTCAATATATTAGAATATTGAACATTCTTATAATCAGCATGTTTGTCGTAATGTTCCGGCGAATTAACAAAAGTATACATAGTTCCCGTGTGGTCAATCAGTTCAAGACCAATCTCAAGTAACTTCTTCGCCGTTTCCTCATCATCTGTTTTAATAAAAGGATATTCCATCACGCATCACCTCAGCTATTGATTTTTGTAGTTTCATTTTTACCAGTATCCGCAGTGTCAGCGCCTTCCTCAGTTAAATCATCTGGATCTTTCTTAGGTCTGCCAGTCTGCGTATCCTTATTAGATACAGTATACGAAGTTTGTAATGGTTTCATTAAATCTTTCAGTCCAATAGCATCTTCAAAGAACAGCTGCTGGACTGCTTCATAAGGCGTCTTGCCTTTACAAGTAAGATAATCCATCAACGAACCACCAAATACCAATACATCCTTGATACTATTCTGATACTCTTCCTCGTTATACCAAGTGATTCGGTGGAAAGTAAAAATGAAATTCTTTGCGATATTTTCTTCTATATAAAAATTAAGCCAAGACTGAATCCTGTTCATGAAGACCCACATCTTGGACATATCATTTTGAATAGCATGTTTCAAACCAACAGAGTTTGTACTCGAACCACCGGCTACAACAAGCTGGGAAGCACCGGCATTGTTAAACAGATTACTGATACTATTTGCAAGCTTATCAGTAGAAGTCGCCGTATCACTATGGTCAAAATCTACAATCTCAAAATCCTGGAACGGTGCTACAGCTGTACCAACGAGATCAGGAGTATTATTATCAATATCTTCCTGCATAGCCTGTGCAAGCTCAAGGTTGATTGCAAAGTCATCGACATTCTCAGAATTATTCATTAGAGGAATCTTACTAATAATCAACTTATAATTATCAAGTTCAGACTTTGCCTGAACAATCTGTTCAAGGTCGCTAAGGTCAACCAAGCTAATAAATAATCCGGCAAAATAGGGGAGGGGAGTTGTAAACTCATTATCTAAGCCCGCAATCATGCAGAATGTCTTTTCTGGGGTAAGCCTAAACCATTGCTTATTCCTTCGGTCTTTCAGATATTCATTATATCCATCAATAAATACCTGATCCCAACAGCCCGTAGTGTCGCCGTCAATACCTTCTACAAAGATGCTATTAGAACCAGAAAAATATGTAGCATCAAAATAAACAATCCATTGCCCGGAAGAAGTTTTACCATAAATCCTACAATACCGAATATCAAGTGGCATTAAAAATGTATGCTCTCCATCAGTATATGTGTATCCTACATACATGCCATCTCTGACGGTGTTATAAATAGCATTGGAAAAATTCTCCTTGATATCAAATCCATGCATGATTTTGGCAACCTTGTTATACGACTTTGTCAACTTTCTCTTTTCAATACTTTTAGAGATATCGCTTGTCTCCGTTAAATTATAAAAATAGAGGGGTGACACGGCATAATACGTCATAAGGATTCGATAAATCATAGAGTATCTCTCTAAGAATCTGGACACCTCGCGAATATTATCTAAGTTATTTGCAGGATTCTGTAAATACTGGATAATGTTTTCCTTAGCATACTGGGTATAAGACCTGTTTGTCGTCCTACGAACATCCCGCTCTAAAATCTCATTCAGCTTCTTAAATGTAATATTCAGTGCAGAGTTTCTTTTAGTGAAATTCTGAAGCTTTTCTGTATCCTCATTTTTCGTATAAATCTTAGGTTTATTATTCGCCAACCACACACACCCCCTTTATCCAAAAATACTCACACGCTTCGGTGTTCTTCTAATCTTAAAAATCTTCATATAATCAGCTGTACTCACTTCTTCTTTTGGTTTTAATTTCTTAGATAATTCAGTGACCACATAATACATATACTCAAAGCTACTGAATCTATCCTTTCTAGATCCCGACTTCTCACGAATCTTAACCAATCCGTTTGAAATGTCGTGGTCGAGATTTATCATTTCATCAATCAAGAATGTTGTTTGTATATAAGGAAGCTTTAGTTTAGCTTTCTGCAATTCACTAAGCTTACTATAACCTTTAATGGTCTCCGCAAGATAATCTTCAATATCAGCATCATGAGATAGAAGATTAATATAACCATTCTGAAGACCAGACCTAAGAGCTAATGCCATATCATTATTAGACTTCGCATTAGCCTTAATAGCGTATATTACCTTCGGCGCATTCTTAACACGACAACGAATCGCAAGGTCGTCATTATTACAACAATTCAACGCACGATATGTAATGCCGTACTCTGTATCATAATGGTCGTCCATCAAATAATCCAATACCGCCTGTCCGATACCATTAGCATCGAGTGCAATATAATCCACATCGTACTGATAATAATATCGCATAACCTTCATGCCAAGTTCCTCTGTTCGGAGACCTTCCTCGGTCTCAATATAATTCAGATTACAGATATAATTATTAGAAGATGTCGGCATAGCACTACCAATCAAAATCGCCGAAGCATCATTGTCATGTTTCCGACTTGCCAACAAGGCAATATCGACAGATTCTATGCGGATTTCACCGGGCTTCTTATCCGGTAATTTTGTCTTTGTCGCAGCATAGTACTGTAAATCTTTGAAACTATCCTTTAACACTCTGGATTTATCGAGGTCATTAAACGAGAAAAATGCATCCTCGCCAGCGCCCCAGAACAATCCCTCACGCTCCATCGCAAATGAAATATCCGAGAATGTCGCCTCGCTCATCTCATTTTCTATACCTTGTCGCATGAGCAATCCTTCATATATACTTAATTGATATGGTAAATCACAAATAAAGTAATTTAATTTTTCATTAAAGAAATTGGCAGTATACGCCTTTGCTTTATCATATAATTCAGAAGACTGATAATATGCAGAAGACAGATAAAACTGTTGATTCATCTCTTGGAGATGCTTATATTCAGGCTTATCAAGATAACCAGGCTGCCTCGGAGAGGAAAGCATCGGTACAAAAATCGTGTCGATAATCTTCTGAGGGATAAGTCTGGACTCATCCACAATCAGACAATTTGCTCTTGCGCCACGGCTATTCTCCGTGGCAACATATACTCTCATCCATGATCCATTTTTGAACATGACATACGTGTCATTTTGTCCAGTACTCGTTTTCTCTATCTCACTACATAGGATAGAAGACTTCTTCATAAAGTCATCCGTTATTTTTAGCACAACTTCTCGTGCTTGTTTATAGGTCGCAGATGTTACAACAATCTTTGAACCTGGATACAATATGCAGCGTACACAACAATACAAGGCCACAAGATAGGTCTTTCCGAGGCCTCTACTAGCGAGGAACATAAAGCAATCGCTGCACATCATCATATAAATCAATATCTTCTGAAATAATTTCAAATGAAGATTTAAAACTTCACTACAAAATCTTTGTGGATTAGCACGATAATATCCGGCTCTCCAAGCGACAGTCGCCATCAGCCTCGCTGTGGCATCTTTCTTTAACTGAGCATCGCTGAGTTTTTTACCACGAGCCATCACTCATCACCGTCACTACCAAATAGAGCCTGATACAATTCATCGGAACTAGCCTCGCCATCCTGCGCCTGTGGCTTCTCAACAGTATATTTCTTGATTTCCTGTTCATATTCCTCGGTGCGCCCGCCCTTTAATCCAAGAGCCTTAGCAAGATGCCCGGCAAACCAAACCCTGATATACTTGCCAATCCCATCCACATCCTTAAACTGTTCCTCTGGTTCTGGAATCGGTTTTTCCTGCTCCCACTTTTCAATCAGTTGACCAAATGTCAAATCATCAGTGGAAGAATTCCCAACATTCTGCTTTGGCTGAAGCCTTGCAGCATCCATCAGTTTATTAAGAGTATCTAACAGTTTCGATGTGTCCTTGCCAGCTTTCTGCGCATTATGTATTTGAAGCTGAATCATACAGATATTAACGATATATGTTTCCTGCGACTTCGTATCCACTTGCGTTCTGGCTTTCCAATCATCATATTGGTCTTGTAAAAATAAATAATCCTGCGTTGTAAGTCCATCACCGAAAAGTTTAATAATTCCTTTTCTGACTTCCTTAGTCGGCAGGAGATCGATACGCTCACTCGTATCATCAAATTTTGAGTCCTTCCATTGCAGTTTACTATAATTAGGAAGAGACTTAATTATTGTAATATAAGCGGGAAATGCAACAGTGCCTCCACGCTTATCTACGAATCCAGTCTTATCAACCTTATCATAAAGGTCATCATAAAGACTCTCTATAAAAGGAAGGTCTAGTTTCATCAATACAGCCTTTGTCTTATTTTTATTATCTACAAAAACGCCATCCTTATTAACATCGGTCGCTTCTTTCAAAATACAAGACTTGCATCCATAATGGTTATACCCGTCCTCAGAAAATTGCGAAGTGTAAAAATTTATCTTTGCAGATTGCCACTCTCCACAAATCGGACAATATATATATTCATTATTAACTATCTTCCCATATATATCTGATAATGAGGTGTACTCCTTCTTGAGGTCTGGCAACTTAATCCTATTAATCTCAGACTTAGAAAGAGGAGTTTTTAATATAGCCATTTCTATCAGCTCCTCATGAATTCTTTTTCACTCTAAAATTCCATCCTGTCCCGTTTTTAGTGACTACAGATACTCTGCAATAATCACCTTCATCTATATTTGTCACTATTCTAGACATTGTATCGTACATAAATATCTCAAAATCTATTTCTGTTAAACAATGATTTCTATCTTCTAGAAACCTCTTTTCCTCATCCCAAGTCATTATTCATCCGCCTCGTTTCCGTAACCTTTCTTGAGAATGGGGAAATTTTTCATTGCATAATTATATTTCTCATCACGAACATGATTCCCGCCTACTAATTTATAAGCATCATGCAGTGATACAAAACCTTCATATTCATCGCCGGGGATTCCGCCAATTGAAAAATAATATCTGAATCTTTCATCGATCCTGTCACCAAGCGTCTCTCTGTTGGCAATTACCAAAGCATTTATCTCCTTGGCCAACTTATCATCTCTATCGGACATTAATTTAAGAGTATCCTTCAATTCCTCTTGAAATTCCTTCAGATGAGCAACATCATCCTCAAGTTTTAATCCACGGTTAACATACTTATCTTTAAAATCATCTAAATCCGCCGCAGTCTTCATAATCATTTCATGATCCTCACTGCGCCGTCTGACCCAGCCGACAGGTTTACCGACAATCTCAGAAACTTTCCCAACAATATTTCCTACGGTTACAATACCTACAAGAATGATAAATATATCCATAATCAATCGAACATAATCGATACGGAATAAACTCTCAATTTCTCCCATAAAAACACCTCCGCCCTTCTAAACAATAGTATCTATCCCATTAATCCTAGTAGTCTCTACCGCATTAATAAGATAGCAGCGGAAGATAAAAAAATAGGGAAGAGCGCAGCTGTGCATCTCTTCCCATAAACATTCACTTTATATTAAATATCAAAAAGTTTCCCAAGAGCTTTATCAATATCTTTTACAGTAAAAGTAAAAATCTCTGGCTTATTGAATTTAAGTCCAGAGAGATGTTCATATTTTGGCTCATCTTCACCGTCATCGACATCAAACAGAAGAGCCTTATTTTCTTTTATAAGTTCTTTGTCTACATCGGTATAAGCAAATACGAGATTATCAAAATAAACCAGTGACTTTGTGCCATCCTCTTTTACTCGGATAGCCTTTTCAATCCACATATAACCTTCATCATCAAGGGTCATGGCATATTCAAGATTATATCCGTCAATTTCCCCACTGCGAAAATCTACATCAAAAAGTTCATAATCCGTATTCTTCAGAATATAATTAACAATAGGATACAGTTCTTCAAAAGTGCCAAGCACAGTCACAGACTGCCCACGCATAACCCTAGAAAGCCAAACAACATTCCTGCAAAGATCCTCGATATCCTTAAACACCCACTTGTCTGCCATACTCATCACCGCCTTACTCAGCGATAAGCTTCTTCTTCAGAGTCGGGCTTGTCTTATAAGTAACAGTCTTTCTTGCCGGAATATCATGAACCTTACCGTCAAAACCACACTTTACAGTGCGGGCTGGCGTATCCTTTACCATAATAGTAAAAAGTCCACGGAAAACTACATCCTCACCGGCAACAATTCTATCTTCAAGAATGTCGCAGAGTGCCTCATAAAACTTTCCGCTATCAGCAATTGTAAGATCAGACCTATTTGCAATCTCTCTAATAAAATCCTTTGTTCTCATAATACATTTCTCCTTTTAATCCTAAACAAGTTTTATATCATATAAACAATCCAGCCCATCTTTGTTGATAATACAAACAGTCTGTTCTGGTTTGTTTTTAAGTTTTAAATTCATAGCAAAGTTATCCGTGGAAGCAATTGTTCCAGACTGGATAACCTTTGTATCGTACACTGTAGACATGGCATTTGTATGCCGATGTCCCATAAATACGAAGTCGGGCTTCCGCCCAGTATACATAGTAAGTTTCTGTACAACATCAGATAAATTATCTTTATCTCCATGCACAGCCATAGCCACTTTATCTTCAACACCGAAGATTGCGACATACTCATCATACTTATTATCAATGAAATGAATATGTTTATAATTTTGTAGTACAGCCTTAAGATATGGCATAGCCAGAATGTCCATATTCTCACCACGCAGAGAATCTTCAGGCTTCGGTGAAATCCTGCTATGGTTACCAGGCGCCATGACCACATACGTCTCCTCAAATAACTTATCCATCTCAACTAAGAAATCGGCAAGATATCTGGTCACAGTCAAAAACTGTTGGATAAGATTCTGATTATTTTCAATGCGCAGAGTCGTATGAATAAGTCCACTGATTAATTCAGAAAGAACAACATAGCCATATGTCGCACAATGCCTGTGCTGAATCTCTCGAATCTTATCGATATACTCTGTAATTCTGTACCACAGCACGTCTTCATTAAATACATTAATAGGAGAGTTAATATCGATGCCTGTGTGTACATCCGTAAATGAAATTACCATAGAACAATCTTTATGCTCAAATTCATCATTACTCGGAATATACTGAAGCGGTTTGCATTCAAACTCTGCAATGGCACGAAGCACCTGTTCCTTATAACTTTCACGGCGGGCTTCTTCTCGCACAATCTTATTGTACTCATTTCGCTCGTCCCGAAACTTCACCTTCTCCTTCTCAAGCTCACGCTTGGCCTCCTTAATCTTCTCAAGGTATTTATCCTCGGAAAGACTAGTAAATACACCAGCTTCATAGAAGCGCCGAGCCTGTTGATAGGCTTTACGGTAAGCAGAAGAGGAGAGATATTCCGTTTCGTCTGCCCGGAATTCAGCATTCATAAGGTCTGCAATCCCGTCCCACGTAATATCAATAGTTCCAGAATCCTTGGCAACTCCAAGCCTCCAAAGATACTGCTCTTCCGATTCATTTGTCCGTCTCTTCATGTCCAACGGAATCACATCCTTTTATTCAAATACCTGTGACACATCAGTAATGATGGCATCTACAATGTTATACTTCAGAAAATCGTCCTCGGCAAAATACCAATCCTTGGAACGATTCGCATCAAATGTTTCAGCATCAATGCTCGTGCGGTCAAGCACATATTCCTTCACGGCATCAAGCTGCTTTTTGTAGTTCTCCTGCGCAGCTGCAATCTGTTCCGCAGTTCCCGTAAAGGACGCACTGCCAGAGTGAACGAGCATCTGCGTATGCTTAAATGCATATCTCTTATGTCCGGCAAGAAAGATTTCAAAACCCGCCGACATTACTGCTCCCATCGCAACAGTCACAACAGGAGTCTTAGAAGCGATGAGAAGATCCGCAAAGAAATTTGCCTGATTCATGTCTCCGCCGTAAGAAAAAATATAAATAAAGATAGGTTTTCTTGCTTCCACGGCGATATTCCTATCTTCCCAATTCAATCTGATAATTACCTTAGACAGTTCCATGAGCTTGTAGTCGTCCTCAATCTCATAATCTATATAGAAGATTCTGTCTTTGTAATTCTTCCAATAAATGTATTCCTCGGACGTAGGATACATGTTATCCTTTGTCTCTTCAAATAGCGTCTCAATTCCATCAAAGTCAATCATGTAATCTTCACCCATGTATTTTTTCTCCTTTTAATCCTATTTTGTTTAATTAGCTTTCTTCACAGTATGTCTTGTCTCTTTATCCTGAAGGATAGAAGACAGACTCTGCTGAAAATGCTCATCGTTCTTAAAAACAAACACGGTCTTATTCTGATCCTCTTTGTTTGCCTTAATATCAACAATAGAACATCCGCATTTTAAAAGCTTGCGGGCAATGTTAGGTGCAAAAATAAGTTTTGTTTCTCTAATGTTTTCCATAATTCATTTCTCCTTAATCTTTAATTTTCTTCGTACTTAACAACTCTTTGTTTGCGATATTCTCGCAGAGTGCGCATTGCCCTTTCAGACTCAACGCAATAATAATGCTTTTTCTTGGAAAACGTATGCTTTACAAAGCTTCCAAGATTCTTTTCTCGAAGCATCATAGCTTCATCTTTTGTGATTGGTATCATTCAGACTAACCTCCCGCATAAAAAAAATAAGAAGCCTCTACCAAGTAGAAGCTTCCTCTAATTCTTTATCTTTATTCATTCCATATAAAATGTTCTTTATCTTCCTTGAAGTCTTCAAGGTCAACTGAACAGTCTTATCTTTATCTGTCTGAATATTCTTCAGTCGCATATTCTGCGATGGCAGATAATGTGAAATGATACTAAGACCATTATATAATTTGATTTCTACCTTGTCATCATCAGACAACCGGTCTATGATAATCTCAAATAAGATATTCACATAGTCCCGTGCTTGCCAACTAGGTATTTCAAGTTCCCTGGCAAACTCCTTTATAATGTCTGCCTGGGAATAATAAGTTCCAAAAGAGTCCATCAAAACCCCTCTTTTCATTCAAAATACATTAATTTACATTACTATAATGTAAATACGTTACAAATTATGAACGATTTTGTTTAATGATACATTAAAACCTATACCAAAATAGGTTATATCATTACCGCCCTGATGTATCTCTTTAATATTATCAGAAGACGCAATGACAAATTTATTGAAATGTTGATTCCCGCATAAAAACAAAATACCAAGTAAAATATTTTTGATTTTGCTAAACTCCGGCTTCTCGATTTCTCTCATTATATAGACAAAGGTGGAATATCCAATATAAGACTGGTTAATATCTAAAACGAGATGCTCATACATCAAACGATCCCGCCGTGCTTTCTCAGCGCCGGAAATATTACCAATAGAATAAACTCTCTGTCTGTCCTTTGTGTACATAGACACTTTATCCAATATCTCATCGGCTTGCTCATAATTAATATGCTGACTATGATAATCAGTTATATAGTCAAACATCTTACTCAACGGGAGATATCTCTTAATATAAGGATGTTTTATGCGGAAGCCATTTACAACAGTCTGCACATAATCCATCGTAGTATTATACTTTGTATAATTCTTTTTCAGTGGATTATAAAATCCTTTCTGTCGTGCGATATGTGCAAAGAAATGTGGCATTCTTTTCCTCCCATCTGGACAAGTAAGTTCCTGCTTATACTTATTCCTAATGGCATTTAATTCCTTGATATTATCAACGTCAAATTCCTTCTTAGCCTTATCGATCTCAATTCCGGACATTACATTCAACTGGCTGATATCATATGAGATTTGACGGACTTCCTCAAATGTCGCTCCCTTATAAAGCTTATCCCACATGAGAGAGTTTAATTCCTGTGAACAATTTACAATCTCGCCGATAGCGTTGACACTTGTTTTAATATCAAGGTCTGCCTGTTGCTCTGGAGTATAATACCGCTGAATCTTTTGAGCCTTCACAAACGAACTTGGCACTTTAAAGACATCATAATTACGGCGGGCAGCATTAATAAGGATTTGATTATCCGTTAATAATACTGTATCTGAATCAAACAGTTCATACCCTCGGTTTCCCGATATTTTTTAGGGGCTTAGACTATCTCTTCATCCATTCAAATGGTTGGGATGGTTGGCACTTCGGATTTGGACTTTCACCACGCTTTAATCCTACGGTCTCATGACCTAGTCGTTACACCTTCCATTACTGGCTTGGCACGGTATTGTCATATGACAACAGCCACTTAGATTTTTACCGTTAGCAATGCGTTAGCATCACACCCCGCATTTACGGGTTCACCAACTTTATTTTGAGAGCATTCCTGCTCAAAGCAGACAATGTTGTTTATCTGCACCACTCAATCTCTGAAGGACATTCTCACCAATCGCATTCAGCGGAAGAATCTCTTCAGTAAAATTGAAATACTTATCAATTGCCTCATCCTCTACATTATAAGGAAGCCAGATATTTCCAGCACTAACATGAGGAGATCTCGTACCGAGCAAGGTCTGATTATAAGCAAATCGCTTACTATGTATATTACCAATCCCAAGCTGGGACTCGCCGGTAAATGTCCCTATCGCCTGTTGGAGCATCTCAACAGGATTACCAACAAGAGTAGAGTAATTACCGTTTACCATAACATGCCCATTCTTCAATGTCTTATAATAACTTGCGAGCAAATCGTGTAGGAAATCTAAATAATACTTTGTTTCTGTAAACTTATCATTAACAGATAAAAGATTATACACAATATCATTTTTTGTAAGCATCGGAGAAGACATAGGATTCATTTCATCAACATCTGGATATTTGATAAAATACCTAACCACCTCTGGTCTGTCCCGCAATGCCTGGGCAAAATCGAGCGACTCCTTTAAGAACGCCCGCACTTCATCCATAGACAGCTGAAGAGTATTAAGCAGTTGATAATGGACTTCGACCAACTTTCCATCAAAGTAATGTGTCTTCTTGTCAAACTTAACAACTCCAAATTCTGGATATAGATGGTCTAACCAATCATCAAGCGATGAAAATTTCAAGTACTTAATACTATTTGGAGTAGTGATAAGTTTTATCTCTGAAACATCCTTTGCCCGTGTCTGTCCATTCAGCTGCGAGACATCCGTAATATTATTGTCTTCAAACCACTTTTGGATATTGGTATTAAAGCAACAAGACTTGAACATCAGATTTCTTAAAAGCACCATGCCTTTTTCAGAATAAGCACCCATGATAGATTTATCGATAAGTGACTGTCCGTCCCAAATAGAATTTGAGATTTCACAATTCTCCTCTGTAGTCACAAGTCGCCCATTTATATTTCTTGTCGCTACGACATCTTCTCTGAACACACTATCATAATCATCAATAACTAAGATATTTTCAGGTTTTATCGGCAGAAGATCAATGATGCTACTTGACGTTAAAGATATGTAAGACTCATATGCTGCAAGGTCTACCTTATCTCCGTAATTAAAGTTGATACCGCCGGACGAGAAGTGCAGAAGAGGCTCATATAGCTTCTCATTAATAAACAGACATTTTCCTACACGAGCCGACCCAGACGACCGCTTTGCCCGCACATAATGCTCACCATTGCAATCAAATCCATGCTCATAAAGTTCATGTCGAAGCTCGGCACTGGTCTTGATAGTCTTAAAGCCTTTGACTACTTCGATGACATAATATTCATCCGTAACCTCGACATCCTTGATAATATCTTTGCCAAGCCTGTTTTGCTTCCCAGTGTTAATTCTTTTCTTGCGAATCTTCTCAACTTTTCTTATTCCAAAATTCGAGATCGGA